GAAAGATTTTAGATTTTTACCAGTTAATACCATACAACTTATACTGGTTTTACTTGCATCTGCTGTCATTCCAGATGCAACTATAGTCCAATTGCCTGTAGACTTACTGGCCCATATGGTCATTAATAAATTTAGTGTGTCAACTTCACCGGTAACAATGAGCTCTTCGCCAACACTGGCCAATGCACCTATGACTTCTTCGCTGGTAGAACAAGTCCATGGAACATTGGTTTGAAAGGCTGCGGCCAACACTGGCAAGCACTTTAATGCTAGGTATAGTACCAGTGCAATTACTGCAAACTTAGTTATAACTGGCCGCCAGCCAGTCTGTGTGTTGTTGAGCATTATCCGAAGCCTTCTGTAAACCATATTTACCACAGAACTTCATAAAATGCGGCCCTACACTGGGATACTTTTCTTTTTGCACAGCTTCGGCAATACCTTGATCCAGTACAGCCTTGATGTTATCAGGTTGTGCTGTTAGGTCAATGATGGCTCGGTTTCGTTCGTAATCATCTCTAACCAAGTGTTCGACTTCTTCATGGTCGGTCCAACGCTGAAGCATGAGATTGTTCCACATGAAGCCTTTGTTATGACGATCTGCAAAAGCTTCTATTAGACCAACTTTATTCTTTGAACCTTTTGTACGCACTCCAGGAAACGCTGAGAAGATGTTGTCACTGGTATCACCACGCATGCACTTTTCAAACAGCAACCATTCTGGATCAGGAGCAGGCTTTACTTCTTTGGTCTTTTTATCAACAATGGTCTTGCCCTTGTCATCAAAGTAACCTTCGTGCGTGGTCAGCACTCCGGCAATGCCATTATATAACTGAACATTGGGAGCCACCAACTGTTCAAAGTCGCCATCACTTGAAACAATAATATGGTTGTCACTGGGATGCAGTTGTATCCAACGGGCAATAAAATCATCAGCTTCGCATACAGGATTACGCAATACTGTCACATTGGTGCGAGTACTGATGTATTCGTAAAACTTATCAAAGCTTTCCCAGAAGAGTTTTTCTTCTTCGGCTTCCTTGACTGTGTGCTTGGCTCGGGCATCAGACCGTTGTGCCTTGTAAGGTTTATAAACATCCTTACGCCAGCTTCTTCCTTCGAAGCAGAACACCACATGCTGTCCCTTGCGCTCTCGCCACTGTTTAAGCACAGCGGCCAGAATAATATGATAACTCATGGCAACTCGTTCTTCAGGATCACCAGAACGGATCACATGACGGGCACGGAAGAAGAGATTAGCGGCATCAACAATTAAATAGCTCATGTAGTTATTGTAGCAGATGCTACCCTCAAAGTCAAGATTGATTTTTTGTTTTTTCGTTTGTGGCAACACGGCCACCGTCTGCTATAAAATCAGTAGTGGCTTGTCCGTCTTGACCCACATTACGACATAGGTCCGTGAACCATGCATCTACAATTTCTTCGGGAGCCATACCAGTATACCCACTTTTTCTAAGGAATATAACAAAGGCAGGATTCCATTCCAATTCAAAGTAACCTGATTTTGGATTATTTGGATCCACATGTGCTTTGATAACATTCACCCACGGCTCGGTACTATCACGCATTGACTTTGCTGTGTCTTTACTTTTAAATTTACTTTTTAACCAGTTAAACATATTTTTCTTCTCGTTCTTTTAATTTAATCAAAACTTGTTCTCTCCATTCAACTGTTTCGCTATACCAACTAATTCGTTCTTCGTCGGTTCTAAAACAGCCAATGCACATTCCTTCACCATCTGTTGCACAAATGCCTACGCATGGGTTGGTGTTGTTTGCATGCTCATCCGGCCCTGTCGAGGTAGTCATGTTGGTGCTCATCAATTGAAATCTTCTTCTTTGGTTTAAATAATGCGGCTAACTGGTGCAACTTAGAATCAACATTCTTAGGCTGAATCAAGGACCTTGGAGCATAACCGGCGTATCTAACACTTTGTAAAGCATTAGATACACCACAGAGTTTACACACATCTTCCAATTGGAGGGTGCTAATAACATTGTTAGAAAAACAAAGATGTTTCCAAGTTGCCATAATGTTATATATCCTTAAAATGTCAATTAAATTACTCATTTACTATTCTTAAAATTCTTTACATCTTTGATTGCAATCTTCAAAGTTTCTGCATAATTAAGAGCCTGTTGTTCTCGCATGATAATACTGGCCTCATATTCAATGTATCCTCGAGTCAGTAAAGTCCATATCTTTTGCCAACGATTCAATGCCCACCACTTGCTTTTTTGTTGTGTGTATGTTGTTACAGTAACGCCGGTATCATCAGCTTCAATCCACACATTATGATCGTGATTATCATCTGCACATTCACATACCACTTGATAGGTCATGGCGTCGCCCCAATCGCTTCTCTTCAATATACCTTCTGCTGGTATTTGCGCTTTTAATGTGTTAGTAGCCATATCAAATGTTCCTTTTTGTCATGATAACGAAATTCAACAACTGCTTCTTTTGTGCCAGCCCATATAACTACACCTTCCACTGCATATCTCAACCACAGCAACTTTCCTGTTAGTTCACATCTGCGTGGCTTCCAAAGAAATCTTGATTTCCAAAATGCTTTATCGTGAAAGGAAGACATCTGCGTACGACTGTAATAAAACGGCAATCACTTGCCCCAACCATTGGACCAAATGTCAACATGCAACCTGGGACTGTAACGATAGCCTCTGGCCAGTGCTTCATCAGCAATGTGTCTTGTGTTAGAAAAGTATGCTTTGTCTGTGCCGCCTACCGGCATCACATAAACTTGTCCACCAAAGCCTGCCGCACGGTATTCACTAACAGCTTGATCAACCTCATCAAAGTCTTTGATGTTTTCAATTACAAATTTTAAATAAGTGTAGCCAAGTGTTTGATATTCAACAACTACATCAGGTTTAATTGCATCCGCCCACTGCTCACCACTGGAAGTCAGCTTGGGGCTAACACTAAATGTAAGGTAGTCTCGGTCTCGGCCAAACCTTGTCCATTCTTCAAACAGATAGGTATGGAAATCATCATGTAACTTTTGAGTACCATTTGTTTCAAATGTCAAATTGGCCAGATCACTCATACGACTATTGCCTAACAATGCAGGATACAATTGTTGCCAACCCAGCAATGGCTCACCACCAGTAATGACCAAATGTACATCATTGCCATTGTTTTGTTCCCAGTGATTGTTGGGTGTCAAGTCTAACATGGCATCAATTGCCTGCTCAACACTATAGTTAGGACTTAGATGTTTGAATGCAGGATGCCAACTGGCGTAACTGTCACAACCGGTATTGGCCAGTGGCAAGTCATTGAAGGTTGGATACAGGTGTACCACCTTGCCAATGTCATCTGGCTCTGTGGTCTTTTCACCTGTGGGCAGACCAAAGCCTGCACACTTAAAGTTACAACCAAATGTTCTAAAGAACACACTGGGTACGCCAACAAAGCGACCTTCGCCTTGTGCGCTGTAAAATATTTCGCTTACTTTAAATTCATTCATATATACTAGACCATTTCTTTAGTTTCTCAAACTTGGCTTGCTTTGCGGCTTCCATGCCTTCAACTGTCACTACACCTAACGATTGTAACAGGTCTACCATGGCAAGTAAATCACCAATTTCACCTTCTAAGTGCTGTGCATTAGTTAGCGGCTTGCCCGGCTTCATATTGTCCAAGCCAAAACGATTGCATTTGCTAACGGCCTGAATCACCTCAGCACATTCTTCACTTAGAATGTTCATTACTTCGTATAGTTTATTGTCCATTTTTAAAATCCATGTGTGGTGCAATATCATTGTCAAAAATTTGGGCCATCTGATTCCACAGAGACTTGGCTTCTTCATCAGTGATGCCAGCTTCAAACATTCCACCATGAGGTTCAGATCCTCCTTTGCGAAGTCCGTAATCATGCCTAAATGTATAGCACATGCCGGTTATAATCTGTAATCTATTTTTCATTATACCTCCAATACAATGTTAGGATTCCAACCTGTGCGTTCGCTGTAACCATCGTTTTCATACCCACGAGGGTTACATACAATACGAGTATCACCAATCATGTAATCAAACGGATGATGGGTGTGACCATGTGTCCACAACGCAATCTGCGGATGATCCAGAATGAACTCACTCAACTCACTGTGGTAGCCACCGTTCATTGCACGATCGTTCGCATACAGTTGATGACAGCTTTGAAAGCTTGGGCTATGATGACCAACTACCACAACCTTTTTGTCCTTGTGTTCTTGCACAATATGCTTGATATAGCCCAGCGTCTTATCGTGACGAATAGCAACATCCAACGCACTCATGGTGGCATAGTTTCGTCGATCATTCCGAATGATACGGAAGTCGTTCATCATACCTTCAATGGCATGCATGGTCAGCGGATCACGCCGGTTCATATCAGTCCACAAGGTACCACCAACAAACACAACATCATTGATGATCTTCATGTCTTGTTCCAACATGTAAATGTTAGGGTACCGGGCCAGTTCCTCACGCATGTAGTCAATGCCCGCAAAGAACTTACCGTTGTAAAATTCGTGATTGCCCATAATGTAAATCACATGTGGGAACTGAAAACTACAACGCTTAAAAAAATCTCTAAAACGCTGTGCGGCCTGCTGTCTGCGACCCAGTCCAGTGCCATTGGCAATGGCCGCTTGCTCGCTGGTATTGCTGGGTTCGGGGTGGTCGTGCAGATCCTGGGCAATACAAATATCACCGCCCAAAATTAAAACATCACAGTTGTCATTGTTGTTAATATGAACATCTGAAAATTCTAAGTGTAAATCACTAACCAGCTTTATCTTCATTGTCGTCCTCAAGCTTTGCAATAGAGTTTAATCCGTTAATTGGAATACCATCTTCGTCCACAATAGCAAAACCATCAAAGATAAATCCAGCACCTTTACAGAAATCCGAAAATGCTTGTAAAATTTCTTCTAAGTTGTCGTGATTGTGATCTAATACAAGTTTCCTAATACCATCATTGTAGCATATTAACCATTGCGTGTCAAGCGAATGTTTTTCAATATCGGCCATGGACCGCAATGCTTTTTTAATTGATTCCCAGTCCTTATGTGCCATTGGGTCGCATTTCTCTATTGATATCACTAATGGCACGGATCAAGTCAATATGGATTCCAGACTTGACCAAGGCCGCTTCAAAGGTCCTGACATCTTTGGGGAAGCATTTGCCGCCATATCCGGCTTGTCCATCAGGACCAGGACTTTGCCAATGACTTGATCCTAGTCGACCCTCTGATTGCAGTAACCGTTGCACTATCTCATATGAAGCCGCATTTTTCTCGCACAGTTGTCTTACTTGATTGGCAAAGATCACTTTCATTGCCAAGAATGTATTTGTGCTTAACTTGGCAATCATTGCTTCAACTGCATCAGTTATCAACAGCGTTCCTTTATACAGGCCAATCACATTTGCAAATTCTTCTGTGGCCTCACCACCAATGACAACCACTCTTGGATTAACACTATCTTCTTTCCAAGTGGCCTCACGAATGTACTCCGGCCAAATAATTAAATTTTGCCCCAACTGTTTTTCTAATTTCACAGCAGACTCAACACCAATGGTACTTCTTACAATAATCTTTCCTTTGAATTCATTTTGCAATGCTTCGTTGATTGCCGCATCAACGCATGACGTATCATTCTCGGGTAATATTTCCGAATCATTTAAATCTGTATTGACACAGACAATGACATAGTCGGCCACTGCCCAACTACCAGGATCAGCAACAAGATCCTTGCCTGGATCATTGAATTCGATCTCAATCTCAGGAACAAATGCTCTCAAAAACATTTCGGTTGATTGGCCAACTGTACCTTGGCCTTGTATGATAACTTTAGTCATTTTTTTCTCTTAATATAAAATCTGGATATTTTTCTAAGCTGGCATCTAGCAACTCTTCTAATCGTCCCAAGTGAACCCATCCTTTAATCACAACAAGTATTTTTTATACTTGGGATTAAAGTCTGCGCCATGTAAGTAATCTTCATTGTTCCATGCAAATGTATTGGTATCACTTGGTAGTTTTACATAGTATCGATCATGCAGTGGAATGTCTGAGTGAGGTGGATATTTATTTGCTGGTGTCAAGTAAAATGTTTCGATTGGATTTTCATCATGCAACATCAAACGGATCTCAGTTGGAAATCGCATTTTACCATCTATGCTCGATGGGAGATTTCCATCATAGTGTGCTGGAATAACTTTATGGTTGCTCCATAATCGAATGGATCTAACTTTTGTAAACGGTAATATTCCTAAAATTGATTTAAGGTAAGTTGGTTGAGAATCTGCCAATTCTTTAGATACTGTTGTCAGCCATGCCGCATCTTTCAACACTGATGGCATCTCATACATTGCAATGCCATTCCATTGTTGGTAATCCATTGACGCACCGTCGACGCCATCTGCTCCACGGTCAATATGTTGCCGACGTACTGCTTCGTTCTGTGAATCCCAAATCTTCCAAAATTCATCAGCATTGTCTAACTCTAGTTTTGGCAATGCCAATGGCAATGAAATAATACTTTTGTATTTTTCATTGAGTCGCGGACAATCATACAGTCTGATCAAAGAAGCAAGTGTTTCTAATTTCATCGCTCTAACAAATCTTTTTTATTCTTGACATTTTTAAATTCTTCAGCAGTATCAAGCGGTGCCTTACTTTTAGTAATAACAGGCCAAATTTTGCTAAGTTCAATGTTGATTGGTAGCCAGGGTTTTTGTTCTTCTGTCATGTCTCGATCTGCAACAATAGCATCCACTGGACATTC